ATGCAACCAGCTGATGCCGGCACCGTCCGAGGCATCGATTGCCAGATCAAGAGTGATCTTGGTGGACGCCAGCCGGTCTTCGATGGCAGCAAGCAGGTTTTCTACGCCTTCGCCGGACTCAGCGGACGGGCGTCTCGTCGCGTGATCGGCACGGTCCTGACCTGGTTGGGTGTGTGGTGCGCCGCAGCCCTCGTCCTGACCTGACATCAGATGGGGTATGGAAGTCCCTAAAGGACGGACACTGACAGAAGACCCACCTGCCGTCGCTCCTATTGCCGGCGTACCAGCAGTTCGGGTGGTGCCTGGGCGCCGAGACTGCAAGCTCGATCTTCTTCCACTGCGACTTGTTGCTGGCCCGTGGTGGCCTGAAGTTCTTGCCCATGTAGACCAGAGCCTTGCCGCAGTGAGGGCAGGGACCTGGCTGGTACTTGGTTGTGTATCGGCATGCAGGACATGCCGAGTGGGTGTTCTGCATGCTGATTCACCTCCTCGGTGTGTCGGGGTAACTGGACTTGAACCAGCGACCTCTGGTCCCCCAGACCAGCGCTCTGACCAAACTGAGCTATACCCCGAGACTTACTTGGATCCTCCGCGCTCCCGCTCCCAGACGATCTCCATGGTGCGGGCCTTCTTGGATCCCTGCCCCTCGAACTTCCAGTTAGTCGTCATCCCTCGTATCACCCAGCCCCAGTTGATCCTCGGGGCAGTCACGTTGGAACCTGTCATTGGAGAATCTTCTTTCGTTTCGGTACTCCTGCTTGATGAGCCAGTCGTAATGCTTCATGTACGGGAACTTCGAGTGGTGGCCGTTAGCCACCTTCTGGCATTTTGCGTAGTAGCGATCGAGCTTCTCGCAATGCCGCTTCATATGGGCGCTGGGTCTCCACATCGGACTCATCCTCCTCTCTGAATGGGCCTGGGTTCCAGGACTGGTAGTCGTAGAACGACGACCTTGGGGTGACGAAGACCTCCTGGACCTCGGCCTTGTGTTCCAGTAGGCACTTGTCGCAGAGGATGATGCGCAGGTGCCGATGGTTGGACATCGGGTCGTAGACCGTGCTGCCGTACTGTCCACCACTGGTGAAGACGGTGGCCCCGTAGGGCTGCTCGGGCCAATGCTCCTTGTCAACAGACTCGGGCACGTACCCGCACTTGAAACAAGGGATCATCACGCGCTGCCGACGGGATTCGAACCCGCACCAACCGGCCTGACAAGCCGGGACCCTAACCATTGGGCTACGACAGCTTAGTACTTAGTCACCTTCAAATTCGCGAGGATGAATTACCCGACCCTCGCCTCGTTGCATCTGCTCCAGGCTCTCGACGAACTCGGGATCCTTGAGCAGTTCTTCAAGTTCCGGATCCATAGGAGTCTTGGCATTTTCGTCGGGCTCCATGTCTCTCCTTTCGTACCGACGTAGGGACTCGAACCCTAAAACACCTGATCCTAAGTCAGGCCGCTTGAGCCAATCAGCGTGCGTCGGCATGAGTCGCCCCAGCTTCGTTTGCCCCGAAGCTGGGACTAGAGGCTTTTCGATGTTTAACCCGGGATCCCAGGTGTCATCCGTCAACTTCCCCAACGGTAGGCATACTCCCGACGAGGACCAGCGCTAAGCCTCCTACTGACTCCGTACCCAGGGGTGGATTTGAACCACCACTACTACTGCCTTCTGAAGACAGCGCCTCTACCAGTTGGGCCACCCGGGCGTGGAGCATATCGGTATCGAACCGATCGGGGTCTCCTTGCAAGGGAGACCTGTGCACCAGCACATGCCCCATGTATCGAGCCCACCCCCGGATTCGAACCGGAAACCTTCCGCTTACAAGGCGGCTGCACAAACCGTCTGTGCTACGTGGGCGAGACGCTGACCTCGGTGCCAGTTCACCATAGGAGGTCAACGCTCTCTTCCTGGGTTACTGCTGCGGTTGTGGGCCGCCACCCTGGAAATCATGCTCACCCTCGTGAGGGTAAGGAAGAATGCACCAATGCTCTAGGTTTTCGTCAAGCTGCAAGCACTGGTCTGGAAGGCCCATGAGGCGAGCAACTACGCGACCCTGTCCGTCCATAGACATTGCCACACCAAAGTATCCGGTCATCTGGTTACGGCAGGGACCAGATCCGCCAGGGGCCCTTGCAGTTGCCCTGCGTGACGTAGGCCCCCGAGTATGCGTAGTCAACGCCAGCGCACCATCCCGAGTAGGAGTCGACCAGGATGCGGTCGTAGGCGCCGAAGCCCAAGTACCACTTCTGCCGCATTCCCCGGTCACAGGGCCACTGGATGATCGTCGAGTTCATGAGGCTTGCGTTGCCTGGCACCAGGCACATGGACCGGTTGTGCGAGGGGTGGATGTAGTACAACCAGGCACCGTCGGCGTCCTCGAAGAGGAAGTTCTGATTTGCACCTCCGTTACACGGGCTGAGGATCAGTTGCGTACCAGCCTGAGTAGAGAAGTTCGGAACGTCCAGGCAGTAGTTGGAGTTGTTGACGACTGGATGTGCGTACGTTCCAGCCGAAGCCGGGGCTGCGAGTGCGAACACCCCGACGATGACTATGAGTAGGGCTCCGATGATGCCGTCAGTCTTTCGTTGAAGCTTCATGCTTCCTCTCCCATCTTGCTCACCTCCAGGCGCTCCCCGAGATGGGACCAACGTCCACATCTTCGTGGTCCTGAAGCTTGATCAGTTCCTGCCGAATGCTGCGCCAGATCACTCGTGCTTGCTTGAAGCCGCGCCTTCGGTTGGCCCTCTCGCCATAGTGGTCGCATCGACAAGTCTTGTAAAGGGGCCACATTTTGTCCTGGTACCGGTACCAGCGGTGCCGTTCGTAAGGGTCAGCCTCCTGGACGGGCCAGGGGCGGTGGACGTCGGTGCGGGACATGTAACGACCTGTCCTTCGGCCGCCTAGCCACCGTGGCTAGGACTAACACCGGTTCATGACGTCACGTCCTTCCTGGCTTGGGCCAGAGTGTCTTAACGATCTCGCTGTCCGAGTCCACTCGGATATTGGCCAGCACCTTGCGCTTCTTGTTGGACAGGTAGTAGCACTTGCAGTCCTGTTCAGCGGCTAGCGGCAGGTACTCAAGAGGATTGCTGCGCCAATGCAGCTTGCTCCAGACCCACTCGGCGATCTTGAACCCTGGCACCTTGTAGATCCACATGTCGTACCAGTGGTAGATCGTTGCCATGAGCCACGGCCAGAGCGGCTGCTCCCATAGCTCGACCGTGTACGACACGATGACCTCGGTGCGCGTGCCGTCCTTCTTGATGAAGCCGTTAGGCGCACGTTCTCCGTGCTGTATCAGTGTGTACCCGCGCAACCCTTAGCTCCCTGCTGCTACCTGACTGAAGCTGGACTGGCTCCTCGGGAACCTCGGGGCCAGGCGCAGGTTCAGGCACCTTCGCCACCTTGGTGATTCCAGGGACCAGGCGCAGGGCACGGGACCAGTTCCCGGCATACATGGTGCGTCGTCCCTTGGGCTTTCCCTTGCTGTACCTCGATCTCATCATCACCTGCCTAAGTTATGGGGGGCGCAGATCTGGACTAAAACTATAGGAGACCCGAAGAGAGTAGGGCTGTTTTAGCTCGTCATGATCCAGTCTTCAAGGCATCAGAATGAAACCTGCGATGCACTTCTCTCTTGCTTTACCTTGTTGACGCCCCATGTGCCCGCAACAGGAGTCGAACCTGCAAGCACCAGCACCTCATGCTGGCGGCTTTGCCAATTTGCCTACACGGGCTTAGTGCTTGGCCTTGTCGACGCTTTCGCGTAGCACCCACATCCGGCAGGTTTCCCTGCGCCCATCAGATAGCCAAGCTAGTGGGTCCCTAGCGCACCCCGAGGAGGATTCGAACCTTAGCCATTCCCTGGTCCAGAGCCAGGTGTCCTGCCAGTTAGACGATCGGGGTAGATGGGGGCACCCTGTCACGGGGGTAAAAGGGTGCCCCCGGGGGCCAGCCGGTTGGAGGTTGCCCTGGGGAGGGTACCAACCGCTGTATCCACCACCTAGGAGACCGTCTCAAGCCCCTAGGTCTTCGCGGACCAGGTCCATGTTGGACCTGATCCGTAGCATTGCTAGTGCGGCTGTCTCAGCCGCGCTGGAGTTGATTCTGAGTAGCTCGGGTGCCATCTCCTCCAGGAGGTCGTGCACCTTCACCATCGCTGTGACCCGATGTGCTACGGCATCAAGCCGTCGCTGCGGGGTCACTACCAGGTCTTTGGTCCTGACCATGGCTACCGCCTCAAGGCAGCCCAGGTGGGCGCCTCCGGCTTGACCAGAAGGGTCATACCAGCCTCTTGCGGAGTCCGGTCGCCCTTGCGCTGATTGCAGGGATCACACGAAGCCACCGTGTTGGTCCAGGTGTTCTTTCCACCCCTAGAGGTTGGGATCACGTGGTCCACGGTGATGCCCGTGTGGCCGTTGCAGTAGCTGCAGGTGAAGTTGTCCCGACGCAGCACGCCACTACGTGACCAGGACGGTCCCGCCGTGTAGCGCCACTTGGTGACGATGTACCTCACCAGCTTGACGACCTTGGGCATACCCCAAGGTCCGTACCGTATGTCAGGCTCCGATTCGTGGACCTCTGCCACACCACGGCAGAGCATCCGGATCGCGTGCCTGAGGCTGACCCGGTGCAATGGTCCTAGGTCAGCGTTGAGAACTAGGACTGCTTGCACTGGGTGCTCCTTTCCGTCCTAGGTGCCCATGTCCTTCCCTTTCGCTGGGCAATGAACTGTGTATGAGAACGGGCACCGCACCGGACTCGAACCGGTTGACCAGACTCCAACCTGTTGCTCCCTCTCCGGGCAGGCGCTGGGTACGGTGCGCTGTGCGGCCGAGCAGACTCGAACTGCCTCCTGCGCCTTGGCAAGACGCCGTGCCACCCCTACACCACGACCACATTCCGCTTGTTGCTTAGTGAAAGATCAAGACGAGTATTATCGTCATGATGCTGTATACCAGCGCCCCCAGGCTCACGAGTGCCAGGGCAATCTTGTACTTGTTCCTGTGATTGTCATTCACGAGCCGGCGCCGAGCCTCGAACTCGGTTCTCTCCGCTTACGAGACGGGGGTTTTAACCAGATTAAACTACCCCGGCATTTTCATGAGGACCCATGGACCAGAGCCCGTGATCCGTTACCGTCCATGGGCCTATAACATAGGTCAGGGGCTTGGTGACTCTGACCGATAGTCGGCATGTTGAGGCACCTTAGCGGCCCCCATATGACCAAGGTGCGTCGCAACCGGGCTGGGCGTCATCATCACGGCCAGGGCGCCTGCCTCCGAGCCCAAGGTCAGAATCGAACTGACCCCTCGGACTTACCACGTCCGCGCTCTCACCAGTCGAGCTACATGGGCGGGTGGCGCTAAACGTCAGCGCCGTTGCGAAGATCCTTCGCCGTCTCCTCGAAGAGGTCGATGACTTCTTCGACAGTGCGATCAGGCTCGTCGTTCCATGCGAGAAGGCCGGAGGAATAGGCCTTCACTGCACGTGCTGCTAGCTTGTTGTCCAGCGCACGCTTAGCGGCATAGAAGAGATCTTCCATCTTCTTGGTTTGCCATACCACGGCACCGACGCTGCAAACCTCAGTCACCGTTGGGTTGAGCATCCCGCCCTCGGGATACATTATCGAGGTTCTGTCGCCGGAGCCGTCGCGTGCCATCGCCTTCTGTGTCCAGCCGATGGTCCCATCACGCCAGTCTCGGGCGCAGTTCTCCAGAACCTCGGCGACCTTGTTGTTCCAGTCGATGTTCCAGTTTCCCATTTGCTCTTCTCCAGGTTCTTGGTGTTCCATCTTCCCGCGTACCCCTGGTGCGAGTCGAACGCACATACACCTGGACTTGAGCCAAGCGGCTTTTCCCTTTGCCTACAGGGGCATTGATCTACACCGCAGACGAGAAGCCTGAAACGGCCTCGCGCGGCTTCTCCATCTCGGCCTGGACGCGCTTCAGGGCTTCCTCCAGCGCCGTGTCCCCTTCCGCTTCAGCGACCTCTTTCAAGGTCTTGTTGCTTAGGTTGGCAACAGGCACCCGGTTCTGCTCCTGAGGGGTCGGCTCCGAGGGTGTCGGCTCCTCTGTCACGCGCTCTCCTCCAAAGCAACTATGGCGTCGTCAATGGGGATGACAACCCAGGTGGCCAACTCCTCGTTCTGCTTCCTGACCCGGTCGCGGAACGCCTCAGCCTCTTCGGCAGTCACCTTAGTGACTACCTTGCCCACCGTTCCTTCCATGATGTCCTCCTTGTGGTAACTGCTCCGGGTGCGAGACTCGAACTCGCAGGTTCCAGATCCAAAGTCTGGCCACGGACGCCGATGCCGTACCCCGGATCAATGCCAGCCTCGGCCGTGGGCGTAGAGGCCAGACTCTTCGTCCTCGTCAAGCGCTTCCTGAATCTGCTCCGGGCTGACAAGCAGCCAGGCTCTGAACTCGTAGCAATGACCACAGACGATGAGTTCGTCCCAGGGTGGGGGGTTGATCCTCTCGGCGTCTTCGCCGGAAAGGATCTCATTCCGACACGTGTGGCACTTCATCATCATCGACGTCCTCGAAGACGAGTTCCTCTAGGTGGTAGCCGAATTGGGCCTTGAACCACTCGCGCTGGAAGGCGAGTGCCTCAGCGACCTGTTCCGGGTCCCCGGACAGGAGAGCCTGGAGCACTACCTCAGGACCCTTTTCTAATTTCGCCATGTGCGGATGCCGGGGCTCGAACCCGATTCCTTCTGTTTGGAAGACAGACGTGCAAACCTGTTACACCTCATCCACATCGCGGTTCCTGACAGCGGGGGGAGCGACCCTGGTCCCGGAGGACCACCCTGGTCGAAGCCAGGGCCCTTATACACCGCCAGGTTCCGCAACATCCCTGCCCCCAGCGCTAGGGACTTTCCTTTCGGCAGCCTCAGAATGAAGGCTGGTGGTGTCGCGCTCCGTGGTAGCCGCACCGCTGGGATAGGGAATTGGTCCAGGTCCCTTGACAATCCCAGGTTTCTTTCATGTTGCACCCTAGGGCCACGTAGACCGTACGGGGCTCGAACCCGCAATCTCCGGCTTGAGAGGCCGGTGAGTTAACCATTCCTCCAACGGTCCAGGCGTAAGGCAAGGAGTCCAGGATCTCCTTCTGGTTGTTACCAACATTCGTCCCGTTCACTCTTCCTTGCCCTACGTGCCTCCTGACGGAATCGAACCGCCGTAGTCCGGGCTTCAACCGGATGCTCTACCACCTAAGCTAAGGAGACCTGAAGGAAACCACGGCGGGATTTGAACCACGCATCCTGTGCGTCCACCACTCTGCCAAGTTGAGCTACATGATTTCCAGGGATCACGACGGGACTTGAACCCGCAACAAAGCCCTTTAGAGGGGCCCGCTCTGCCACTTTGAGCTACGTGATCGTGGAGCCGGCGGGGGAGGGGTTACCCGCCCCTGGGCTTCCCCACGCCGACGTGGATCAGGCGGGAGTCGAACCCGCGTACTGCAACCCGAACGATGCGCCGCTCTTGCCGTTGAGCTACTGACCCTTTTTCGTGCCTGGCCTAGGCCCTCGACCAATCCGCCACGGAGGGCGCTGAGCGACCCCATCGGGGTTTCTACACGCTGGCTGCGTGCGTCATCAGGCTAACGGCGGACTCGCGGTTCCATCACATCTCACCAGGCTGGGAACCCTTAAGCGTGGACCTACCCGGACTCGAACCGGGAACCTCCTGCATGCCATGCAGGTGCTCAACCAATTGAGCTATAAGCCCGCGTTCCCCGAAAGTATTGATACCAACGGCTTCAAGCCTGTGATCTCCGCCATGGCCAGGAGCACACCCAGTCGCGACTAGGTGGCCCCACTACCTTCGAGGTCGCCGCGAGGTCAGGGGACTGGGTTGATCATTCCCAGCCCAAAGGCGCCTGCCTCAGTGTGGATCGAACCGGATTCGAACCGGCATCTCCCGCCAAGAATGCGGGGCTCTGCTCTCTTGAGCTATCAACCCGAGGCCGTCTCTCCGGCTGTCACCCCATGCCGGCCCGGCCATTGTCGTGAGGTTCTGACCGCTTGCTGTCGGGACGGCCGGATTCGAACCGGCGACCCCCTGGTCCCAAACCAGGTGCGCTAGACCAGACTGCGCTACGTCCCGTAAGTCCTAGCCTTGGTTCTGTGCTGCTCCATCTCGTCCATCTCCGGAACCCTGCTTACGCATTGTCGCCAGTGTCGGTATCTGGTATCGCATCTCGTCCCAAGGCTAGGACGTATACATGCTGTCCACTGTGGAGTTCTCAAATCACAGGTCCTCAGTTCCCCGAGGAAGCAGGAGTGCAAGGACTCGAACCCTGACTGGCGGCTTTGGAGACCGACGTGCTTGCCTTTACACCACACTCCCAATGTTCAGTTAGAAAGAAACCGCCCCCAGGGGCGTGGTCCTGAGGGCGGCTTAGGGATCTTGGATCCCCTTACCTGACCCTAGGCTGACCAGCGAACCGATTCCAGGTCGCCATGGACGTGGCGCATCGCGGCAGGTGCTGCCGCTTTGTCCCACTGGTCCACAACATCCCTGTTCCCCTAGATCTATCGCCTTGCTCCTGAGCTTAGGGCCGGGGCCCCGGGTTGACAACCTTGAACATTGGGGCCTTGCCGCGAGCTTCTGTGTGACACCTAGAACTGTACCCGTACATCGGGGTGGTGTCAATCCCCATTTTGTGGGGGAGAGGATCTTGCCCCGCAATGCAGTCAAGATCCTCTCCCCCGTCCCCTCGTCGCCCCCTACGGTGACAAGGTCGAAGCTACACCCCCATGTGCGGGTGGGTCAAGGCCTTGGTTGCCTCCCTTTTCCTTCTCCGGGTGTCCCGGCTTGATCACGTAGGTATCGACCAGCGTGTAGTAGATCGCGTGGACGATGTTGCGGGCCATCATCTGCTCACCCAGCAGGCTCCACTTGTAGGTGCCGTCCGAGTCGGTGGTCAGGCTCAGCCGCTCCTGGGCGTTACCCAGCGCCGTTAGCAGGGTGTAGGCCAGGCCAGCCTTGGGATCGCCATTGCGGCCAGGCAGGAACCGGTGCAGCGCCCGACTTACCTCAGCGATCATCTCCTCGTACTGGCCCGGCGGCAGGGCGTTGGGGTCTCTCATGCTGGGCCGAGTCATCTGAACCTACGCATCAAGATCATTGTCACTATCAGCAGCGTGGCCAGGGATGCCGAGATCCAGAACGGGGACAGGACCCACCACCACGACCAGGTGATCGTGCCCGTGAGCTTCAGCACGATGAAGACGGTCTGCAGCGTCGTGCTGCCCAGGTTGATGAAGTGGTTACGCTGTGAAATGGGTTGCTTCATCACTGTCTTAATGAAGTGGCTACGTTGCAACAAGGGTTGCTCCGTCGCTGTCCCGGACGTTGCCGAACCAGGTCTCGCCGTTGTTGCAGTTGTTGGCGTAGCCGAACTGGAACGGGCCGAACCGGTTGTTCGTCACCCGGATGTTGTCCACGGTGCCGAACCGGCCACAGTAGACCGTGTAGGTGCCCCAGGCCATGAGGTTGTTGTCGATGCTGACGCGGGCGTTCTGCGGTCCTGCCTGCTCGTCCCACATGATGATGGCCGAGGTGGCGCCGTTGCCCGGACCCACGTTGATCGTGTTGTGCCGGAAGGTGATGTCGGTGGCTCCCTGGTTGAACTGGGCTCCGTCGGTGTGGGCGCCATTGGCCGTGACCATGTTGTGGATCCAGGAGTCCTGGACCAGGACGCTGCCCGAGATGCTGAGCCCGTTCTCACAGTCGTGGATGTCCACGCGAGTCAAGCTGATGCTGGACTCGACGAACGCGGTGCCGTTGGCTCCGCCGCAGGTGGCCTCGCTGTCGAAGACCTGCAGGTTGGTGCTGAAGTTGCGCACCGCGTAGAAACAGCCGTTGCCGTTGAAGAACACGTTCCGGAACGTGATGTTGGCGCCGTGCACCTCGACGCAGCCGTTGATTCTGGTGTTGGCCACCGTCTGTCCAGGCGTGGAGAAGCTCTGATTTCCGTTCAGGATCACCAGCGGTGGTGATGTAGGACCAGTGCTTGCTGCGTCAGGGAAGCCGCAGGCGCCGGGGTTGTTGATGCAGCCGTTCTGGGTGGATGTTGGCCTTGGTGTCGTAGGACTCGGTGTTGGGGGTTGCGTCGTGGTAGGCGATGGGGATGGGGTCACCGTGGGGCTGGTGCTGCTGCTGGCGGTGGCGCTTGGGGTGGCCGTGGCACTGGGGGTGCTGGTGGCGCTCGCGCTGACAGTTGGGCTGACGCTTGGGCTGCCGGTGGGGCTTGGGGATGGTGCAGCTACCAGCCCGGTGAGCGTGCACTGGAAGACGTACGTTCCGTTGGCGCCTGGGGTGAGGTCCCCGCAGGAGACGCCTGGTTGCGGTGCTACGACCACCTGCTGGGCGCTCGGCGCAGCCGCAAACGCTCCCGACACACCGAGCACGGCGTAGACCAGTGCCACCGTGACGGCTGTGATGAGGAGCGACTGTTGACTTAACCGGGACCACAGGTTCCTGTTCTCAGTCATGGCCTCATAGAACCACAGGTTTCCTTCACCCGCACGTGGGGGTGAGGTAGGCTTCTACTGAAGGCACCGAGTGGGAGGCGAAGACGTCATGATGGCCAAGTTCCTGAACTGGTACGGCCGTGTGGCGCTGCTCGGCACGCCCACCAGCGACGGCCGCATCCTGACTGACCTATTCGACGACCGCCTGCCTGTACCGGTGTTCTGCAGGGCGCAGGTGGTTGGTCAGGTGACCCGTCTCAGAGTCTTCAGGTCCAGTTTCGGGACTCGGCCTGGAGCCGTGTGGGCGAACCTACGGCTCGAACTGGACATGCTGCAGGTCCGCCTAGAGCATCCGCTGTACCCCGAGATCGACATCGACGTGAATACGACGAGTTCATCGGTGCCGCACGACATCCGGGGTGCCCTGCTCGCTGTAACTCTTGGCAAGTTGCCGGCCTGGCCGGGTCTCAAGCCCGTCATCGAGGTGGAGCCATGACGTACGCGGAGTACACAAGCGTCAATGACCTGCTCGCCGAGTTCGACCCTGACCCGGAGCAGAGGAAGGTCAGGCTGGTCCTGGTCACCGGAAGCAGGACCTGGAACCGGCCGGCAGTCATCTGGGACCGGCTCGACGGTCTGCTCGCGGAGCACGGACCACAGGGTCGCTGTCTGATCATCATCAACGGCATGGCCAAGAAGGGTGTCGACCTGTTCGCCCACGTCTGGACCGGGGAGCAGCACCAGATCAACCCGATGGCCGTCAAGGAGTGGCCCTTTCCCATCTCGTCCGCCGACTGGGCCAAGTTCGGACGCAGCGCCGGGCACATGCGTAACGACGAGATGGCCCGGCTCGGTGCTGACTACTGCTTGGCCTGGGTCCAGCAGTGCCTCCAAGCCGACTGCAGACGCCCCGGGGTTCATGGGACCCACGGGGCGTCTGACTGTGTCGCACGAGCCCGGACCTACGGCGTGCCCAACATCGAGCTAGTCGAGTCGTGGACGGAGATAGCAGTCCCAGACCCGGACCTCCTTTAGGGTCTCGAAGTAGCCGGTCCAGGGCACGTAGTACTGGGTGCCGTTGTACTCGAACTCGAAGTCATGCTTCGGGACAGCCTCGGCGGCCCGAGCAAGACCCATGGCCCCCTCGAAGGACTTAGTCACCGTCAGGATGTGGAAGTACCCAGCCGAGGTCCCGAAGGTTGACCCGCTGGTGTAGTCAGCCACGACAACGAAGACTGTCTCTCCCTCCACGGCCTCGCAGTCGAACACCACCGGCATGTGTCCGCGCCCGTAGAAGGTGTAATCAGCGTCCGCCCCGGCCGTGGTAACTCGGGCCTCGACGCTGACGACGCGCCCGTCTTCGCAGCCGGCATCCCACCTGTCCGTGGGGTCAGGCTCCCTGACCCACCAGGTTTCTGTCTCGACGAACACCTCAATTGCCATGTTGCTAATTCTACACCCCCTCATTCAGGTGCAGAATTCAAAATTCGAGTAGGTATTCTTCTAATCAGATCTTGCCCTCTATGATCGGGGCATGATATGGGCCTCCTTGCTCCTTGTCACCCTGGCTGTCGCCAGGATTACGAGGCTAGTAACGACGGACCGCATCATGGTGCGCTTTCGCCGTTGGGTCGTGAATCGCTGGGGCGAGGAATCTGAAGCTGCCTATCTAGCTCATTGCCGGTGGTGCGCCAGTATCTGGATTGCGCTGCCGGCTGCTGTTGGTTGGGCAATGCTCACTCTTCCTCTCCATCTGTGGTGGCTGGCCGGGCCAGCCTGGTTGGCTATGTCCCACGTGACTGGCCTGCTGTCCAGACTGGAGGAGCAGGACTAGATGGCTTGGAAGAGGAGCAACAACGCGCTGGCGGTTGTCTCAGATACCCCAGCGCCCCCTCGTCGTTCCCTACTCGCCAGCGCCATGACAATGCGGATGGAGCAACAGTCCTACAACTCATGGCGCTTCAATGATGAAACGTGGCAGCGGGAGCTATGGCGCCTGTATGACATCGTCCCCGAGTTCGGCTTTGCCTCTAGGTGGGTGGGGCACTGCTGCTCGCGCGTCCGCATTTACGTAGCAAAGGTTGACGACCTCGGCCGGGTTCAGGGAGAAGCTAAACAAGCCAAGATCACAGCCCTGAGCGATTCCCTTTTCGGTGGTCCAGCCGCCAAGGCTGAGGCGCTACGGAACATGGGCATCGACCTGACCGTGGCTGGCGAGTGCTACATCGTCGGTCGCCCCGGCGACGACGACGACCAGGACGAGTGGTACGTCCTGTCTTCATCGGAGATGCGACGAATTCGCGGGGCCAACGGGGAGTGGAACTGGGGCTGGTGTGGACCTGGGCAGCCCATGAAGATCGACCTCACCCGGAACTTAGTCACCCGGGTCTGGACCCCGCACCCTCAGCGGGTCTGGTGCGCCGACTCTCCCTCCAGGTCCTGTCAGCCCACGCTGCGGCTGCTGGAGCAGTTGAACAAGTACATCTTCTCGCAGATCGATTCCCGTCTTGTTGGTGCCGGTCTGTTGATCATGCCCAACAACGTGGACCTGCCCGACGACCCGAACCTCAGTGCCGGCGAGTCCCTGATGCAGCGGATGGCCACCGCTGGTGCTGCCAGCCTGCGAGGCGAAGGGTCAGCCCTGGGCGTTCTCCCCATGATCATCGAGTCGGAGAACGCCGAAGGCTGGAAGCTGCTCAGCTTCGAGTCCGAGCTTTCGAAGCAGGCCATCGAGCTTCGTAAAGAGGCCGTCGAGCGCCTGGGCGTCGGCATGGACATGCCTCCCGAGGTCCTCACTGGACTAGGCGACGCCAACCACTGGCAGGGCTACCTCGTCGATGGCCAAGGCATCAAGGTTCACATCGAACCGTTGATGACAAGGATCTGCGACGCCCTCACCAAGGCCTACCTGAAGCCCGCCCTCAAGCTCATGGGCGAGGATCCGAAGCGCTACACCTACGCCTACGACACCAGCCCCCTGGTCGTGCGACCCCAGCGACTGCAGGACGCGCTGAACCTGTATGAGAAGAAAGCCATCAGTCTGCAGGCCCTGCGCGAGGCGGCGTACTTCAAGGAGTCCGACGCCCAGAGCGAGGAGGAGAGCGCTGGACTGCTGACCCAAGAGATCCTGCTCCGCGATCCTCAGCTATTCCAGAACGCGGCCGTCCGCCATGCCGCTGGAATCCCCGAGAGCGTCATTCCACAGACCTCAATGGTTGCCCCCACGGCCCAGAGCATCAGCATGGGACCCGGAGGGGCTATTGGTGGTGGCGGAGGATCTGGCCCCCCACCTCCGCCACCACCGCCCACCGGAATCATGGACGAGGGTCCCCAGCCCATCCCCCAGACGCCGATGAACCCGGCCACCCGCGAGTCGCCCGACATGGGTCCCCCACCGAACGGCCTCGCAGCCTCCGCCTGGACTACGCAAGAGATGGGCGTCGTTGTCCTGGCCGAGGCAACGGTGCGTCGGGGACTGGAGCTAGCCGGCAAGCGGTTGCTCACCAACCAGAACCGACACCGGTTCCCCGATGTACCCCACATGGAACTGCATACCCGTATCACGGTGCAGGACCAGGCGCACGCCAACCGACTTCTCCTCGGCGCCTGGAGCCAGTTGGACGCCATGACCAAGTTCGTGGCCGACGACTTCGACACCGCGCGCCTGCAGCAGAGCCTGACCAAGTACTGCTCCACCCTGCTCGTTCGAGGCATTGCCCACGACCCGCCGAGCCTGCTGGCGGCGCTCCAGCGGGATGGCGTCGTCCATGCCAAGTAAGGGGGCTGAGGAGTCGGTGTTCCAGGCTGCGTCTACGGGACTGAAGCGGTGGCTCAACCGTGCCCGTGATGCTGTCATGGCCCCGTTCCGCCAGTTCAAGGCGCAACCGAATCCGCAAGGCATCACTGCCACCGTCCCGGTATGGCAGGCGCAGGTGGACCGGATCATCGCTGCCTTGACCCCGGCGCTGCAGGAGGGCTGGGCCGGTGCCCATCTTCCTGGCGACTATGACCCGCGTGACCCGTACATCCAGGCCAATCTCGCGTTGACGTACAACCTGCTGGTTCGGATCCCGGACGAGGTCCACGCCAAGGTGGTGGCCCAGATCCTTGAGGGCACCAACGCCGGAGAGACCGTCGACCAGATCGCTCACCGGGTCGAGCAGGTCCTGACTTACACCGGCAGCGAGAACTGGGATGGACGGGCCAGGCTCATCGCCCAGACGGAGACGACTCGTCATGCTGCCAGTTCCATGCTGGCCCATGCCCTGCTGGTCGCGAAGCAGGACAAGCGCTCACTGGAGAAGCGCTGGGACACGATCATGGATGACCGCGAACGCGATGCTCACCGCCACGTGAATGGTCAGACAGTTCCCCTTAGTCAGCCATTCCTCGTCGAAGGTTTCCCGATGATGCACCCAGGCGACCCCAAGGCTCCGCCGAACCTCGTATGCGGCTGCCGCTGCTCCCTACATATCCAGGAGGTGGCCTGATGGCTATTCGCTGGAAAGGCCTCATTGCGCCCACCGAAGTGCCCACCGGCGACGGGCGCATGTTCGCGTCCGGGAAAATGACCCATCGCCCTACGCCGATGCCGATGATGGTGCGTTTTGGTTCTGGTGGTCATGACGGTGCCACGGTCGTGGGCAAGGTTAACCGGGTGTTCGACGGTCCCGGCGGTTACTGGGGCGAGGGTGAGTTCCTGGACCCGGCCATGGTGCCCGAGGTGCCGAAGGCCATCTACATGCTGAAGGAGAAGGTCATGGGTCCCTCGGTGGACCTGGACCGCGACTTCACAGTGGAGGCCGTCAAGCACCCCTCCCGTCCGGACAAGCGGGCCGGCCTGTTCAAGGAGTACAACGTCATCGGCGTGACCCTGGTGCCGATGCCAGCCTTCTATCAGGTTCACATGTCCATCGAAACTGATCCTGAGCCCACCCGTCATCTCGAACTGAAGGTGGACTCGGACGCCGACAAGACGCTCCTGGCCTCGCTGGGTATCGACGCCTATGACTGGCCGTACTTCGACGTCAACGCCGAAAGCTGGAAGGAGTGGCCGCTGGCTCCTCGGGACTACAAGTACGACGCTGACGACGCCGTCAAGAGGATCGCCTACTGGGCCGGCATCGGGTCCGAGAACCCGAGCATTGACCGTTATTCATCAGCGTTCCTCTGGCGCAACGGCAGCCAGACTGGTGACAGTCTGGCTCAGGATTCTTTCCGTCTGCCGCTATGCGACATCATCAACGACGAGCCCCATTTGATCTACCACGCTGTCTACTCTGCAGCGGCGCTTCTTTCTGGGGCACATGGGGGTCTGCCCAACATCCCGCATGAAGACCAACAGAACATGATCCCCGTGATCAATGAACTGTATTCTGTGATGGCCCAGGCCTTCGGCGACTCCAATTTGGTGTCGCCGTTCATGGAAAAAGTACGCCAGCAGCAGCAAGCGTCAATGAGCCCAGAAGAGGATTGTGGGTGCGAGGACATGCCAACGCCGAATGTGACGATCAACATCGGAGACGGGGTGTCTCAGTTCCCCGCCACGACCGCCAGCACCGCCGGCAACGTCAGCATGACCGTCGGCGCTGCCGATGAGTTTGCTGCCGACAAGACCCCCTACGGCAACGTCAAGTACGCCGATCCTGGCTACCAGGATGACGGCATCAAGCGGTACCCGCTTGACTCTGAGGAGCACTGCCGGGCGGCATGGAGCTACATCAACATGCCGAAGAACGCGGCTCGGTACTCCCCGGAGGAACTAGCCAAGATCAAGGGACGGATCCAGGAGGCGCTGAAGAAGTATGGCGTCCAGGTCTCTCAGGAGGAGTCTTCGCAGGGGCAAATGGCAGCAGGCGTGGAGGATGTTGACCAAGACGCCGTTCTGGCTTCCGTCGCCCCGCTGGCACCGCCGACCGCGTGGTTTGAAAACCCGAGGCTCAAGGCACCGACTCGGTTGACCATCGACGACGATGGCCACATCTTCGGGCACCTGGCCCAGTGGAAGGTCTGCCACGTCGGCATCGGCAAGTCCTGCGTCATGGCCCCGAAGAGTCGCACCCACTACGGC